TATTGACCTATTAACTCTTCAAAATTAACATCATTGTTAACGGCGTAGAAATTAACAAGGATGAATTCTGCTGCTCTTACTGGCTTAATGTATATATCTACGATAAGTTCATTATTCTCAATTCGAGCAGAAGTATTATTTCTCTCATCACATACAATTAAGTAATCGTAAACCCCTTGAGTTTGCTTAGCATTCTCAAATATAGGTGTGAGAGTATCTACTACTTTAGTTCTAGTTAAAAACGTATTAGGTTCAAATATAAAATATTTGATTGTCTCTTTTGTACGTTTCTCTAAGTCTAAGAATAATCTACGAACATTAACTCTATCAAAAGCGGTTGGTTTTCTTTGTAAGGTCTTTTGACCAAATACAATTATACCATCACTAGGGAATTGAGTAATTGGATTGATTGCAATCTTATACAATTGATCTCTTTGACTTTGAGTTGGACTGATTGCGATATCGTTAACACCAGTAACTATACCACGAGAGTAACCAGCTGGGGCATACCATGGAGCAAAGTTTGCATCATTGCGAGCATAAATTCCAGCTGCATTACCTGAGAATGGAACCCATACTTGTTTATCAGCCGTCGCATCATAAACTTTGATCCAGTTACCGTATACGGTTGCGTAATTACTATTAGCAAAACCGAATTGATGACGTAACGGCCAATACACATGAGCACTAAAGTTATTAGACTTTTTATCTAAAATTTTAGAATTTTCCCCTTGTACAAAAATATGTTTAAGAGGGTCCGCAATAAAGATATGATCCTTACGAGTTTCTCTCGCGAACTGTTCAAACCTATTGAAAATAGTTCTGTAACTATCTCTTCTAGCACCAGCGTTATTTTCATCTGTAAAGTTTTCATTTAAAGTATAAAAACCTGTATATAAGGCTGGGTCACCTAAGTTCATATAAGAGGTATCATCATATGAGGAAGCATTAGGTTGATCTATTGTTGCCCAAACTGTACCCAAGCCAGCTTCGATTGAGACGTCAATATTAAACTCATCCACATTAGATGCAATATTGAATATACGATCTAATTTTTCTGGTATATTACCTAAGTCTTTCGAAGTGTTTTTAGTATCAGTGTAGGCACCGAAACCAAATATACCTTGCGATCCAGCAAAGTTCTTTATACTGCTAAGGTTCTCTGAAAATTTGTTATATTCCCTAGATATTGCAGCTGTTGGAGTGCTATTAGAAGAATTCCAAATTCTATGACTACGCACAAACTTTGTTGGAGCTCCAGAAGAATGAGTCCAGTCTCCACTATATTGACTAATATTCGGGTTAACTAATATTTTTAAGTTAGGAGAGTTATCATCTTGTTCCTCTAAGAAGAAAGATTTACGTTCACCTCCGTTTTCATTTTGTATCTTTCTGAAAGAGTTTAACGACCCAGTGTAGCCTTCAGCAAGGAAATAGCTTAAGTTCATGCTATCATTTGCAAATGGGGTTATACGAGATTTGAATAATCCAACAGAAATAGTATCAATAAATTCTCCTCCTTGAATATTAAACTTAGAAATCTCTTCTAATGTTTTACTTACTGATCTTGCGTTAGAAGTAGAAGCTGCACTCAATGTATAGTCAAGTCTAGATGATGGTATTGAAACTAATTGAGAAGGATCTTTTGTACCTGTACCTGTAGGTGCATACTGTTTAGCAGCGCCATCGAAATCAGTCGCAGGATTAAGATTAACTCCATCAATAATACCTACATAATAGCCTTCGAAGCTATTATTGATTGACGTTCTCGCAGAGTTTAGTATAATCATACCAGCACTTGCATTTTGTAAGAGTGTTGACCCGGAGTAGTCTTTTTCGACGCCCGTTCTAGCTTTACGGTCCCAACTAAACTCTCCACTATTAAGTTTATTGTATTCGCTCGGAGTTAACTCCACTAAAGTAGGGTTACCGAAAATATAATAATCCGCGGCTGATAAATTTAAGTCATTACTGTCAGTAAAAGCCGTAACAGTATCATAGGTCGTCCAACCTAGTGCTTTAATAATTTCTATATCAGCTCCTGATAGAGATGAGAAGGCTTGATTTAAAGTAGCTCCTCCTGATAAAGAAGATAACGAATCAGTATGAGCAGATAAAGAACCTATAGTTCCAGTAGAAAATGAAATAATTCCAGTGGTAGTGTTTTTCGTAGTAATTTCATAGCTTAAACTAAAACCTTCTACTGCATCAGATGCAGTGCCCGTAGCTCTGAAACCATACTCCGCTAAATCCCCGGATTTAAAGTCTAGTCTTATACCTTCTACATCATTATGTATAGTAAAGTTTTTTACATTCGGAGTATTAACTGGGTATACTAATGCCGTATACTTCGTAGTAGTTGTTCCATCACTTGCCCCGTAAGGCAGCCTAGATACATACACATTAGCATCGCTGTTAAATGTTTGTCTAACACTGTGATAAAAGTATCTTTCAGCAGCGTTAGTTGGTTTACCGTAAATATCTTCGAAATCAGCGAATGTACCGACGTTGAGAATTTCATCTGTTGGGCCCTGGTTAGAAAACCCGGGTATAAATACACTAGTACCTACTGGTTCAGCAGGTCGTTGTGTGAGATCAATTTCTCTGATTTCTACACCTGGAGATTGAATTGTTC